ATGCTTGGAAGTATGAAAAACACCCTTGTTGCGACGGATTATCCGAACTTGTATCGGTCAAAAGAGTCGGAAATTTTCTATGCCCGAATTGATACCGGAAGAAAAACGGTGAAAAAATCTCTTAAAACGCGCGTGTTGACGGAAGCCCTTTCCAGGCTGGCCGGGTTCCTGGCAGAGCAAGGGAGGGATGAATTACCCGTGGAATCCGTGTCTTGGTATTTGGCGGTTGATATGTACGTCCAGCGGCAGGAAATGCGCCCCCATTTGAAGCCGGCCGCTGTAGAATCCATCAAGTTCTTTTCCAGCCGCGCTAAAAAGCTTGTTGCTCGTGATATTGCAGCAGAGGCCATCACGGAACAAATGTGCCGGGCTTGGTGGAAAAAAGATGCGTTGTCTGTGTCTGCACGAACAGCAAACGGAACACTCGCTGTTGTGAAAAATGTTTTTTCCATGCTTCAGGAAGCAGGAAGTATCAAGAGCAATCCAGCATCCAAGCTTGAACGGATGACTTTGAGGAGTTCAAATCTTAACGTTCCGGAAAAAGAAGATTTCCGAAGAATCGTTGAGGAAGTGAAAAAAGCCCCTATATTAAGGAAGTGGCAAAAGAAGGGGCTATATTCCGAAGCGGCGGATATGATCGCTTTCCTGGCTTATTCAGGGTTACGTATTGAGGAAGCCCGGCGCTTGGCGTGGGGAGATATCGGGAAAGAGTCCATTTCCGTGCCTGATATCAAACATGCCACCTCACGCCGGACCCTGTACATTAACGCATCTCTGGCTGAGGTGATAGAAAGCCTCCGAAGAGAAAGACGGGGGAATAGTTCCGATGACCCGGTATTTTCTATAGAAAGCCCCCGGAAGGCTCTCACAAACGCGTGTATCAGGCTTGGACTGCCTCACGTCCGTATTCACGATTTACGGCATTTCTTCGCCACGTCCTGCATTGAGGCAGGCATTGATATTCCTACGGTGGCTAAATGGCTGGGGCATCGTGACGGCGGAGCATTGGCTATGAAGGTATATGGGCACCTCCGGGACGAACACAGTAAGGAAGCGGCCAGAAAACTCACTTTTTAAGTTATTCACAACCTGCAACTTAAAAGAAAGGGGATTTTACAGACGAATATATATTCCCTCTCGCCGTCATGAGATAGCTCGAACTGGCACCGTGTTTCTAAGCTGTTTATCGAATTCAACATTTTTAAACAGCACGGATTTTGTCGCGAAATTTACCCATGACGCCATATTTCCAAAATGATTGATAGAAAGAAAAGTTTCGAATAGAATTAATCGTATATATAAGGAATAATCTCAATCGTGTTTCCAGGTTTCCATAAATGTTTTTCTAGCATTCCTTGTGAAGTGATAACTTTGCTCTCTCTTGCGGGAATAACAGTTTGAGATGAATATGTATATTTTATTTGATAGCCATTTTTATCTTTGATTACAAGCTTGGCATCCATATTTAAATTTTTCCCAGTAGTATTGAGTATTTCTGCTTTCCATGAGTAACATACATAGTTTGTGGATTCAGATATTTTTTTGATACCTTTACTTAGAACGCTTAAAGGAGCTTCTTTACGTGCAATTTTTTGTGCTTTGATTTGCCGCTTAGCTTGTGTTTTAGTCATATTAGCAAATTCCGCCTCTATAGATGCTTTGTCTTCAAACTTTTGAAGAAAACTTTGTAATTTTTCTGCACACTCTTTAGCAAGTTCAGGATCATTTTTTTCTTTTAATAATTCTGTGAGCATCAATACTAAAGAGGTTGATGTTTTTCTTGCTTCCTTAGAAATAAGGAAAATATCTGGATGTCTATCTAATAAGGAGCACGTTGTTGATATAGCAAAGCTGGATTTATTTTTTAATGGAGCAACTAAATTTTTTAAAGCTTCCATTGGCTCAACATTAGTTCCCCATCCCCATATTTGACATCTAGCAACCATAATTTGAGAACCTATATCCCCAGCCTTTTTCCCTCGCTCGAACCACCAGAAAGCGCGTTGCTCATTTTTTGGAACTTCTTTTCCCAGCAGGTACATTCTGCCGACCTCATAGGCTGCCTCCCCGTCGCCATCCAATGCTTTTTTAGTCAGGGAATTGATCAGAGATATTTCTTCGACTTGACTAACATCAAATGAGACTTCGTGTGACTCTCCAAAGGATTTTCCCGCTCCTGAAAAAAGAAGAGTAAAACAAATATAATTAATTATTTTTTTGAAATAGATATTCATTTACTATATTCGACATTAATGTTGATTTTTGTTTTAGAATCAAATTTTTCTTTTGGTATAAAACGAGCACCTTCTACTGTAATATTTCCCTTCGCAGGTATGGAAATATCAAATTCAATGGCTTCATCTATTGTTTTTCCATTAATATCTAAAAGCTTGAAAGTCACAGATCCGTTCCATAAAGTATCAGCAGTGTTAGTAAGAAGGACTTTCCATTTATATTCAATATTTCCATCATCAAATTCTTCCAAAATTTCTGTGGAAGGATTTTCAATGTTGATTGCTTGATTCATTTTTCCATTTTTAGCTTTTTCCAATCCCCATTTATCCGTTTCTCCGTGCTTCGCTGCCTTTTCATAGAATAGAATTGCTTCGTCGTATTTCTTTTGTTCTGAATAAAAACCTGCGAGCATATGTTCTGCCAAACCGTAGTTTTGGTCCGCTGATTTTTTTAAAAGAGATAAGGCTTTCTCCTTTGATATGTTAAACTTGAGAGATGGGGAAAAAGGATCATTTCCGTCTTCATCCAACCCAGAAGAATGTAAAGCTAACGAATATTGTGCCTTGGGATGTCCGTTTTTTGCTGCTTGCCAGTAGTATTTCTCGGCTTTTACCCCGTTTTTTTTGATGCCTATTCCTCTTTCGTAGGAATATCCGACTAAGTATGCAGATTCCGCGCTACCAAGGTTAGCCGCTTTTTTTCGATATGTAAGAGCTCTGGGGAGATTTTGTTCCACACATTCACCTGTTTCGTAAGTATCGGCGAGTTTTTCTAGGGAATAAAGGTCATTTTGTTGGGCAAGCTCCCATGTAGAAACTAGGTCAGCCTTAATTATTTCGGAGGGGGCTTGAGGGATGTCCGTTGGCGTGGATGAATCTTTAAAGCATACTTTGACAACACCCCCTCCCACAAGTCCTCCAATAATCCCCGTCAACGCAACAAGTGAGATGATTTTACTATTGAGCAACATAAAGGAATCATACTGAAAAAATACACGATAAAGTCAAGAGTGAAAAAATCAATATGAATAGATAATCATCTATATGGAGTCCCGCGGAGACAACAAAAAAGCCCCTGACCCGGAGGTCAAGGGGCGAAGCATTCTAACAAAAGAGACCGAATGATAGCCTCTCTTCTCAGAATAAGCAACTCCTAAATCATCATTTCAGTATCATCATGTAAAAATATATACTGAAATTGTTATTAAGGAGACTATGCTCAACAAAAAGGAGCTGCCCCGATAAAGGCAGCTCCTGAATATAATAGGGGGAGGTGTTAATCTTCCCAGGTTCCACCTGCAGCTTCAATAGCACGCCGTACCTGCGCTATAAGATAGTGGGGGGCATTGTCATTATCGTGGCCCGGGATAGTTACCGTCTGTCCATGAGGATGATCGTATACACGATGGGAACCCCGTCCTTGTCCTTGCTGCAGAATGAATCCAGCATCTCGTAACCGTCTGATTAAATCTCGTATTCGCATAAGTGATGTTGAAGATACGAGAAGAAAGGAGAGTTTCAATGAACGCTGTCCGAATGGAAAAATCAGCCTTTTTAACAGTCTGCATTGCTTAGGAGAGATTCACCGTACTCAATTGATTGGATCACAAGAAAATTATTTTTTGGATGTCAGAGGGGTAAAGGATACTGAAAAGAGTATCTAAAAGGGTCACTTATGAAAAATATGTGATTTCTCTATCTTGATTTGGCTGAGGTCTTCTAAAAGAGCATTGCAGAATTTTATTGTCCTTTAGCTTTTTCAATACGGGTTCACAATGTTCTGGGAGCATCCATAAATCACAACATTTATCATAGAGTGCGGATTCTGAAATAGGATGATTCTCTAAAATAAAGAGTTTAAATTGTTCCTGAAGATTTTCTATATGAGTTTTTTTAAAAGCAAACAAAAGTTGACTGTCTTTATTTGGCTGATCTTCATGTAGGAAGAAATTTGCCAACCCTTCTACAGGATCTTCTTTCCAACACAGGCGTAAAAATTGATCTATTCCTCTTCTGCTTCCAGAAAAATAGATTAAGCCGTAAATATTTGTTTTTTTCTTAAAAGCAAATGATCCGAAAAATAGTTTTTTCTCTAAAGGGGCTTCTCTAAATGCTTTTAATATTTGAGTATGAACATGTCTATAATCTTTGGGATTTTTGAATTTGTATCCCATATCAGAAAATCGATTTTGAAGTTCTTTAAAACGGTGCAAAGACGAGGAAGCCATAAAAACCATACAATCTGTATAGTAGCATTTAGACAAGCTAATAAGCTTCTCCATATCGAAATGAGCCATTCCAAATTGATCAATAAAAAGAATATTTGCAGTATTTGTTTTCCTTATTTCTTCTATATGATCATTGAAGGAAGTCTCAAAATCTGATGTTTTAAACTCAATTTTTATATGTGGATGGGAAGATAGACTGTCTCCAAAAATGTCTTTGATATTTTTCTGGAGGGAGTTAATACTTTTTTCTTTACGGTCAAAAAAATGAAAATATATTGGTTTTCCCCATAGATGTTTGGTTTGAGGTGCCGTTGCCATTTCCAATATTGTTTTAATGGCAAGAAGAGGGCTACCATAACGTCCTAATGCATCCATTCCTGGTCCTGCAAAAAAGTCATAAATATTTATGGACTTAACAGGAGAAGTAGGAGGCAAATTTAGGAATACTGCGACAGCACTCTTTAGGTAACTGGCGTATATATTGAGTTTTTGAAGAGTACCTGCATCAAAAGCACGATTGTGAAATCCTGTATTACTTGACATTAACAAGCATTATACTCCTTTATATACAGGAATGCAACGGAATTCCGGTATGCTTCTATAGTGGGTTCCATCCAGTTCAGATCCTGTAACTTTTTTATTCCGCCCTCCCCATTGTTTGAAGAAGAAAGGAATGGAGCGTTTTTCCGCCTGGTCTCTGATGCTGCGTACCCATTCCGGTTTGATTGGGCGGGCGTTGGGTCCGCTTTCGCCTCCAACAATGATCCAGTCAATGAAAGATAGGTTCATGGGACCCAAGTCCTCCAGCAGGGGTTCGCAACTGAGGAAGCGAAGTGCGGCCGGCGTTTGACGGAGTGTATCAATTCTGGGGAGACCTTGCTTTTTGTTCTCAACACTTACTCCCCACCAGATATGAGGATGCAATTCCATGTTGGGAAAATTCTTCTGAAGAAAGTCTCTCATTCTTTCAGGCCTTTTTGTCAAGACCTGATAAATATGTTGTCTGGCTCGCAACATCACCTGAATGACTTGCTTGATAAATTCGTCTGGAACCTTTTCATGGAAAAGGTCACTCATGGAGTTAACGAATATCATTCTAGGCCTTTTCCATTTGATGGGAATGTCAAGGTTGTCACGGACTAGTACAACGTCAAATCCTTTTTCAAACGGATGGCCTTTGATGCCTCTCCATCTTTCAGCAAAGGCATAGGCATAGCAATTTTTACAACCATCGCTGATTTTCGTGCATCCACGAACGGGGTTCCACGTTGCGTCAGTCCACTCTATTTTACTATTATCGCTCATAAAATTCTTTTTGGATTAAGCTTTCTCCCACCTATCCAGCGTTTCCACATAGATGCCGGAGATTTTGCCGCCGTCCATGGGTTCTATGTCTCCGAAGTCGGGGTTGATGGGATGGAGGGTGTATTCCATTTTACCGGTTTCCGGGTTTTTCCTGCGGACCAGTTTTTTGAGCGTCACGCCGCGTTCATCATGGTATTGAACAATGGTTCCGGGTTTGGGGATGGGGGGGATAGTGTATTTTTTCATGATGACCACGGAGCCGTCCGGAATGGAAGGTTCCATAGAGTGACCGTTCACGCGCAGCAAGTATTCCCCTTTTTCCAGTTCACGGTATAGTCGGATGTCCTGCGGAATGGTGTCTCCATCCGCCAGGTTGCCGGCGGCAATGTTGCCGATGATTTGTCCCTGGGCTTCCAAGGGGGGGGCTGTGAATGTTTCTACTGGGGTAAATTTCTTACGAGCAGCTTCTTTTTCTTTGGCGGCGTTTTGAATGGCGGTATTGACGAATTCCAAGAAGGTTTCTTTGTGGGCTTTAGCGGCCTCACAGATGATGTCCCATTCTTCATCTGTGAAGTCGATGACGATGCGGGGAGAGGATTCGGCTTCTCCGTTCATTAGTTTTTGGAGCTGAAGAACTGCATAAGCAGGGAATGCCCCTCCGGGAGCAAGCCAGTTGTCTATGGTTCTTTTAGGCGTGTTGAGTTTTCCCGACAGCCAAAAGCGATCTTTGCCTATAGTTTTGAGCCATTTTTTTACGTCTTCTTTAGTCGGCGTCATACGTTGATTTTACGCACATTCCATGAAAAGTCAACCTATTGATTAGAAAATATCACGCATAAATCATGAAATACGTGTTGACGTGTTCATGATTTATGCGTAAAAAGATTTCATCAACTACGAGAGATCATGAAAACAGAAATCGACTTAGACAAATTACCGGACGGCTGCAAGAGCCATCTGCTGGCCGAAGCGGAAGAAGGGTTGAAGCCTTCGGAGGCTATTATCCGCATCATTGAACGAGAATCTTTCCGCAGGGGATTCCGTGTTCACCTGACCACGGCCAGTAACCTTCCCCTGCCTCGGAAGATCTCAAAAAAACCTACAGCATAAATTATCTTAAAAAACATTTAACAGTAAATAAAATGGAAATGAAAAATCATATTGACAAAGCAACGAAGGGCAAGATCCGGAAAATGCTGAAATTTGAAGTGAAAAATCTTCAGACAGACCTTACGGAAAAAGAATGGGAAGAATGGGGCCAACTCACGGACGAGTTACGCAAGGAAGGCTTCAACATGTCAATGAATGGGAATCGGTGGGAGATCCTTTTTCATAATTATTCGTATTTTGCGGATCCGACATTTGATAAGGATGGTAACTTGAAAGGTTTTTCTTTGTCAATTTAACATAAACGCCCCAGTGCGAAGAATTTAGCCATTAACCGTTCAAAGCCGAAAGGCAGGGGCATCATCAAAGAAATCTACGGCCTAATGGAAGAAGCCCTGATCGAAGAATTGAAGCTGCTCGGCTGGCACGAGCTTTAACCCGCCCCCTGAACAACAATGAAAAAAATGACGAACGAACAATATTGGATGCGCCGTGACCGTGCCGAGAAAATGGGATCCCTTTACGGCTGCCCGATAGACTTTTCGGAAGACGAACTCAAGCCCCGGCCCGGTATCGTACAGAACCTTGTCTTTTCCGCTCTGCTGGTTGGAATTTTCACGATCATTTATTTCATCGTTAAATCTTAGTGAATTATGAACGGATTAGATCAATTTGTAACCTCTATTGTGGAGCAAACCATAGAATCCCTTCATGAACGTGGCTTGTTGATTTTGAATGAGTCCGAGGAAGAGAATGCCACTCGCATGTTCGACGGCAAAATATGGCTTACCCTTGAGGATCTGCGGAAACACCCTGCTTGTTTATGGGGTAGGAAAAAGGTTCGTAACCTGTTGCAGAACCATGAAATAGAAGACATTGGCACCAATCAACGCGAATACAGAATTTCCGCGATAAGCGTGTACAGGTATTTGACCCAAAAGACATCCAAAACCAGGACGGACATGAACAAACCTCCCGCTAAGCGGAAACGTAACTCCGTCAGTACCCTTTCCAACTACCCATAACCAAAAAGGCCGGGGCCAGCAGGAACTGACGCCCGACCTGAATACAATCAAACAAGGAAATAATATGAGCCTATTACAAAACATCAAGCGCGGAGTGCAGCAGCGTCCGCAGCGAGTCATCATCTACGGGCCGGAAGGCGTGGGAAAATCCACGCTGGCGGCCGGGCTGCCCGCTCCTGTTCTGCTGGACACGGAACAGGGATCTTCCCACATCGACGTTGCCCGGCTGGACTGCCGGAGCTATGAAGACGTGCTGAACGCCATCGAATCCCTGCGGACGGAACCGCATGATTTCAAAACCGTCATCATTGACTCCATCGACTGGTGCGAGCGATTCCTTCAAAATTCCTTCCTGAAGGAAGAAAACAAAAAGAAAAACGCGCATCATCGCTCCATTGAAGATTTGGGCTACGGCAAGGGATATAAGATGATCGAACCTGTGGCCATGGATCTCTTGTCACGCCTCAACGCGTTGATGAGCGCAGGAATGAATGTGGTGCTGGTGGGACACTCCCGCCGCGTCAAATTTGAAATGCCGGAAACAGCCGGCGCCTACGACAAACACGAACTGAACCTCTCCAAATTTGTCGCGCCGCTGGTCAAGGAATGGGCTGACGCCATGCTCTTCTGCAACTTCGTCGTAACAGTCCAGGATGGCAAGGGACATGGAGGAAACCAACGCATGGTCTACACCTCTCCTTCCGCCCCGTGGGAAGCCAAAAACCGGCACGGGATGCCCGCGGTGATGGCGATGGACGCCGGGGAAATCTCACGCCTGCTGTTTGGAGAGGGCTGCGGACCTTCCGGGAACGCTCCGGCCGGCGAAAAGCAGGCGCCGCCTCCCGCACAGCAGGAAAAACCGGCTCCCTCCCTGGCGGACCAACTGGCCGCGGTCATCAACGACGTGCCGGGAGCGCTGAACTTCCTCGCGTACAAAAAGGAAATCCAGCCGGGGCAGGGCCTTGAAGCCGTCTCGGAAAAATTCGCCTCCTTCATCCTCTCCGCCCCCGACCGGTTCAACACGGCCGTTCTGCAATACAACACCCCTGCCGCCCAATGAAACCCGTCACCTGCATCAACGTCGCCCGCGAAACCGGGCATGCCGTCCTCTCCCTGGACGGAGCGGAATACGCCGTCAGCCTGGACGACCTGCAAAAAATCCTCGCTGACATTGCCGGGCCCCGTCCGGCCCCGGCCACGGAACTATTGAGGCCGTCCCTGCTCCCCAAGCTGGCGCAATGCCCCTGCTATGTCTCCTCCCCTGACGCGGGGGAAGCGGCCCGGCGGGGAACCCGCATGGACGACGCCTTCCGGTCCCTGCTCATGGGAGTGGACGAATTCAGGGCGTGTGAACACCTGAAAGCCGATGAAAAAGAATCCATCCTCTGGGCGGTGAAAACGGTCCGGACGCTCTGCTCCGGCGAAGAGGTCATTGCCGACAAAAACCGCTGCGCCTTCCCGCAATGGCACCCCCGCGTGACAAGCGGGGAAGCGGACTGCCTCTGTCCCGCGCTGGGCAAACTCTTCGACCTCAAAAGCGGCCAAATCCGCAACTACTGGGAACAGCAGGCCTCTTACGCGAAATCCTTCATGGAACGGGAATTCATGGATGAAATCACCTGCCACCTCCTCTACTGCGACCAGCAGCAAATCGTCACCCGGAAATTCACCTACCGGGAAGCCATCTCCATCGTCAACGGCGTGGTGGACGCCGTTGACCGCGGCGGCGGGCCGCGCCTCTGCGACTACTGCGGCTGGTGCGCCTCGCAGGACACCTGCCCGCTGCGGAACCGGGCGGCGCAGGAAATGCTGACCCTGGCGGAAGCCGGAACGCTGGAAGAAAGCTTCGCCGAAATCGCGGAAAACCCGTCCAGGCTGGCGGAATTCGTCACCAAGGCGGCTGTGCTGGAAAGTTACGTCAAAAAAGGAAAAGAAAAAATCCTCGACTACCTCAACAACGGAACGGAAGTCCCCGGATTCAGGCGCGTCTCCCGGAAAGGCGCGGACACCGTCGCTCCGGAAGACGTCGCCAAATACGCCACCTGGATTGGCGTCCCGAAACTCCTGAAATCCTATGGCCCGCTCAAGGCGGACGTCTTCCGCGCCCTGTTCGCGGAAGCATTGCCGGAACAACAATTCCCGGAAGAACTGGTCAGGACGGGGGCCGGATCCTCCTACGTCAAAAAAATCTCCGTCTCCAAAACCGCAACCACCAAATAACCATTATGTTCAGTTACATATCAGAAGGCGAGCCCAGCGAATACGGATTCCTCCCCGCGGGCGTCTACGAAGGAAAAATCGTCAAAATGGAAGAAGGAATCTCCCAGGGCGCCAAAACGCGGGGATGCCCGCAGCTGGCCGTCCACATCAGAGCCTTCGGCCCTGAAGGGGCGGCGACGGTCCGTTACTACCTGACCAACTCGAAAGACCTGGCCTGGAAAATTGACCTGTTCGTCAAAAACGTTACCGGGAACGTCTACCAACCCGGCCAGCAGGTTATCATCAACCCGGCGGAATACCTCGGCAAACCCTGCTACGTCCGGCTCAACGTCAGACAGGGAGACAAGCCCAGGGCAGACGGGACTTATCCCGAATTCAGCAACTGCGAAGACGTGCTGGGGCCGGACGAAGCCCGGGCCATCATGGCGGCGCAGGACAGGACAGCGGCGGGGCGCGGCGGAGCGCCCCTGCCTCCGCGCCCGGCGGACCTGCCGGCCAACAACCACATGAGCGCCACGGCGGGACCGCCGGCGGAAGAAGACGAAATCCCCTTCTAATCAACAGCCATGAACAAGCCGATAACCATCATGCTGCCGATTGTTCCCCCGACGAAAACGCACCAGAACAAAAAAATCGTCAACATCGGGAAACACGCCAAACTGGCGGACACGAAAGAATTGAAACTGGTCATCAGCGATTACCTGACCCTGCTGAAACCTTATCAACCGGCCCGGCCCCTGACGGGGCCGGTCTCCCTGAAGCTGGCCTTCGTCTGGCCCTACCGCAAGAGCGAGCCGAAAAAAAACCGGATCGGGCTCATTCCGAAAACGACCAACCCGGACTGGGACAACCTGGCCAAAACCCTGCAGGATGTCCTGACCCGGTTGAGATTTTGGGAGGATGACGCCCAGGTGTATTCCGCGTCCGTGGATAAATGGTGGGGCGAAGAACCACAAATAACAATCACTGTGCAAGAAGGATCAGAGCAATGAAACGGAATCCTCACATCATCGTTCAGCAGGTTTGCCCCATGAAGAAAACCGACGACGGGAAATACGAAGTTCAGGCCGCGATTGTACACCACAAAGGAATTATCGCCCGCTATCGCATGGAGTACCCCACGAAACGGCATGCCCGGTGGGCGCAGCACCTTATTTGCACGACAAGGAATCATACACGTCTACGGGTATTTGATGAATTAAGGGCCATCATTGACGGAAAGGAGGCCAGTAATGATTAACATCCTCTTATCCGTCAGGCGACCTTTCTCTGGGAAAATTCTGTCCGGCGAAAAGACATTGGAATTACGGAAAAACATGCCTCGCCTTAGGGGTAGAGAATTTGAAACGATATGGCTTTACGAATCCGGAAAGGACGGAGAGCGGGCAATTATCGGCAAGTGCAGACTTGCTCTTTGTTTAACAATAAATAAAGAGGTTTCCCCAGATAGTTTATCAGCCGTTTGCAAGTCGGCGTGCGTGACGGAAGAACACATTTTTCATTATATTCCTTGCTTCACCTGGGTCGTCCGGGATCCCGCCCGGCTACCTCATGCTGTACCACTCTCTGCCATTGGCATGGCACGTCCGCCGCAGAGCTGGCAGTATCTTACCCCGGATCAGGCAGCAATTTTAGAAAGGAGGGCGAGTGAATGAGCTACATCTTTTCGCGGGCGCTGGTGGAGGCATACTCGGAAGCGAATTGCTCGGCATCCGAACCATCTGCGCCGTCGAACTCGAACCCTACCCCGCAAGCGTACTGCTCGCCCGCCAGAATGACGGCCTACTCCCGCCTTTCCCGGTTTGGGATGACGTATGCACCTTTGACGGACGACCGTGGCGCGGCCTTGTTGACGTGGTATCTGGAGGCTTTCCTTGCCAGGACATTTCCTCTGCAGGCAAAGGCGCCGGCATCGACGGCAAACGTTCTGGACTGTGGAGGGAAATGTTCCGCGTTGTTTGCGAAATTCGACCACAATTCGTCTTCGTGGAAAACTCCCCAGTTCTCACTTCTCGCGGGCTTGGACGAGTACTCGGAGACTTGGCCTCGATCGGGTACGATGCGGAATGGATGGTGCTGGGAGCGGACGACGTGGGAGCCCCGCACGTCCGGAAACGCATCTGGATACTTGCACATGATCCCCACGCCGACGGCTTGCAACGCCCCAAACAAGGGGAGCCATTCACGGGGTCCCAAGTCATTGATGGATGTAGCCTCCACAGGCTGGATGCCGGGGATGATGTGGCCGACCGCAACAACGAAAGGTCTCGACGGGGGGACGAATTCCCGGAAAGCCTTGCTGAAAAAAGGCGTATGGATTGGAACTCGCTCCGCTTCCGGGAAGAAGCGGAGCGAGAAGTTTCGGGAGGGGGACAAGCTGCCCAATCCACACGAGTTTGTAGAGATGTTTCCTACTCCCCAAGCCAGGGATTGGAAAGACAGCGGCTTCAGCCAAGGCAATCGAAAATCCCCGAACCTGGGAACGATCGCCTCCATGTACCCTACCCCGCGGACAAAAGGCATGTGCGGGGGGACGGGGAGTTTCCGGAAAATGAAAGACTTGGAAGCCAAGGGGATTATCACGCCGGACGAGCGGAGACAAATGACTGCGGGGAGTGGTGGTCAGCTGAACCCGACGTGGGTCGAGTGGCTCATGGGGTGGCCGCTAGAGTGGACCGCATTAAAGCCATTGGCAACGGACAAGTTCCGGGAGTGGCGGCAACTGCATTCCAGGTTTTGCTTGGCAGATTCATGAAAACAACCCCCAACTGACGCTTTTTTGATTATGGAATTCATCAATATCCCAACAGCCTTGTTTTCCAGCCCCGAATATATCGGGGCGGAACCCATACAGCGCGCCACCTGGATCTCTCTGCTGGCCTGGTGCTGCGAACAGGAAAACGGCGGCATCATTGAGGGCTGCCGCTCCTGGGGCATGCGCCGCTGGATGCAGACCTGCGGCGTGACTGACCAGGAAATCAGCGCGGAAAACGAACTCTACCACTTTGACGGCGACAATCTCGTCGTATTCGGCTATCCGCATGAAATACAGGACAGCGTGCAAACGCGCCGGAAGACCGCCCGTGAAAATGGGAAACTTGGGGGGAGACCCAGGAAAACCGACATTGGAACCAGTGTAGGAACCGAAAAGGAAACCCACGAAAAACCAACGTCAGTTATTTCCGAAAACCCAGCAAAAACCAAGCCGGTTATTTTTGAAAACCCAGAAGAAAACCCAGCAAAAACCGTAAGGAAGGAAGGAAGAAAGGAAGGAATTCACCCCCTTACCCCCTCTCCGTGCACCGTGGAGGAAGTCGAAGCCCATCTTCGGGACGCGGCCTTTGCGGGGCGTGTGCGTTTAACCCCCGACCAGATACCGGACTGCGCCACGGCCTACTGGGGAAGCCGGGACGCCGTCAACTGGACCCGCAGCGGCATCCCCGTGACTAGGTGGCAGTCTGATGCCGTCAGCTTTGCCACCTCCTACGCCGTCAACCATCCGCCACCCCCTGGGAACGGAGACAAAGACCCTTACAGCAACTTTGAAGAACTTTAACAATCAACAATTTCAAAAAACATGATCGACTCTCAGACACTCATCGACGCCGAAAAACTGGTGCTCTCCCAGGCAATGGACGGCACCCAGGCCTTTGCGGACCTCCGGGACAAGGGCATCAGCCGCCAGACATTCAGCCTCCCGGCGCACCAGCAAATCTGGACCGCTCTGGAAACCGTCGCCGGCACGGGAGGAACCGTGGACGCCCTCACTGTCATCGCCCGCCTTGAAGCCCAGGGCCAGCTTGACGCCGTGGGAGGGCACGCCGGAGTCGTGGAGACGGCCACCTACGGAGCCCTTGCCCGGTACAAAACCGCCGCCGCCCTGGAAATGGTCACGGAAGCTGCCAAAAAACATGCGCTGCTCGCGTTTGCCTCCCGGATGGCGGAAGCTGCCGGCGATCAGCTCAAAAGCGCGGAAGAAGCCCTTGATGAAGCCGAGCGCGGCATGTCCGCCCTGCGGGACCGGTGCGGCGTCCGCCAGACCGAAACCATCCGCGGAGCCGTGGGAACCATCATTGAAAACCTGCAATGGCGCATGAACAACCCCGGAGCCATCAAAGGAATCTCCTCCGGATACCGCCGCCTGGACCTGACCCTGGACGGCCTGCAGCCCGGCGCCATGATCGTGCTTGCCGCCCGGCCCGGAGTCGGGAAAACCGCCGCCCTGGTCAACATCCTCACCAACATCTGCCTCGGGGGAACCCCCGTGGGCATGTTCAGCCTGGAAATGCCGAAATCCCAGCTCCTGGAACGCATCCTCTACGGCATGGCCGGCATCAACTCCGACGACATCCGCCGCGGCAGGCCGATGACGGTCGGACAGCAGCAGCATTTCACGGCCGCCGTCAGAAAAATCACGGCCGCCCCGCTGCACATCGACGACGAAAGCTCCCTTACCATCGACAGCATCAGAGCCCGGGGCCGCCGGATGGTCCGGGAACACGGCGTCAAATGCATCGGCGTGGACTACCTGCAGCTGGTGCGCTCCACGACCCAGCAGGCCCGGGGAAGCCGGGAACGGGAAGTCTCGGAAATCTCCGCCGGCCTCAAATCCCTGGCCAAGGAACTCAATATTCCTGTCCTGGTGCTGGCCCAGCTCAACCGCGACGTGGAAAAAAGAGCCGGGAACGCCCAGGGCAAACCGGTCGTTTCCGACCTGCGCGACTCCGGCTCCATTGAGCAGGACGCCGACCAGATCATCATGATCCACCGCCCCTACATGTACAAGCCCGACAAGCACGACCCCACGGAAGCGCAGTGGATCATCGGCAAAAACCGCTTCGGACGGCTGGGGCGTATTCAATTCCGCTGGACCGCGGAACTCACAAAATACGAGGAAGAACAGAATTATCCCGTCACCAACAAATGAGACCCCCCAAACCATCCCTGCGAAAAAACAAGCCGACGCGGCGAGGAAAGCCCGGATCCTACAAACTGCGCTTAACGCTTCTGGTGGATCCCAGAAAGAAAGGCAAACTTGTCGAGCTGGGACTTGGTACTAACGACAGACAGGAAGCCGAAGAACGCGCCAACAGCATTATCAATGCTCTGGAATCCGCCGGACTCTACCGTCTTCCCGCCGTCCGCATTCTGGAACATCACGTAGCCCAATTTGGCAAGATTGAACCTCCCCCCTTTGAACATCCAGAATTGCCTCTATGGTAACACCCCTGGAAAAATTCCTGGCAAAACATCCCACACCCTCCGGCATGGATTCAAAGGAATGGGCTGCTCTGAACGCTGCCATGAAGGAAAACAAGTTTTTCTCTTCCAAGGTGGAGAATATCAGATTGCTGGAACGGCTGCACAGGTTGATTAAGAATTATCTGACAGGAGAAAAGGAGACTTTACCCAATGGGGAAACGGTTATCAAGGTAGGAAGCGCCGCGGACTTTTCCAACCAGGCACTTCAATGGCTCCAAACCGAGGGGCTTGTTCCACCGGACGCCGAAGGCCCGAAGTATCACAACGATATTAAAAACATCGGTGCTCTGGCCCGTCTGAAGCTCATTTTCAAGACCAACGTCCGGCAAAGCATTGGGGCTGCTCAATGGGAGGCATCCATGAAACCAGCCAATCTCAAAGCATGGCCTGCTTTCCGGTTCATCCGCTTTCCGGGAGCCAAGACAAAGCGGCTTGTTCATGTCGTCAACGAAGATGCTGTCCGGCTTAAAACCGACTTTACTTTTTGGGCAGACGAAATGAACGCCGCCAGCCTCGGGGGCTTTGAGGTCCCCTGGCCGCCGTTCGGCTTCAACTCCTACATGGATCAGGAGCCTGTTTCCCGGGAAGAATGCGAACGGCTGGGACTACTCAAACCCGGGGAGCCGTTGAAGCGTCCAAGGGGTGCGGAGCGCTTCGGGATTGACCTGATTGAACGGTACGGGTACGGCAAGAAGGCCAGTACGGCGAAGTTGCCGGAGGAACTGAAGGCCAAATTGAAAAAGGTCTATGAAGACCGCTGGGGAGTCAAACAGGACAAATCTGATGAGGTTGTCTTTCCCTCACAGGAAGTGGCGAAAAAGGCCAGGGAAACGGCGGAGAAAGTCATCAAGGTTCCCTCTGCTCCCATTCCTGCGCCAGTCTCAGCCGTCACGCACACGGTCAGCCTGGGAGATGTCCCCAAGGTGAAGATGCCTGCCCCGTTGACGGATAAGGAAGCTGATGACCTTTTGCGAAGCGTTACCGGGGAAGTGTGGGCAAAGGCATCCAGACTGGAAAAGAACGCTTTGTTTTCCTACACCGGAAATGGATATGCCCGCATCAACAACGATTTGAGGAAGGGGAAGTCCAACGCCAAGGCGAAACAGATCGCCAAAGTCATTGACAGATGCAAAGTGCCTCAAGACATGGTTGTTTTCCGTGGCTGTGGGGTTTACAAGGAATTGAAAGACGCTTTGAACTGGAAAGGAGAAGAAATAACAGACGAGCTGGTTGATATGCTCAATCTCTCCGTAGTGGGAAACCCTCTCAAAGACGAAGGTTTCATGTCTGCTGCCGTAGCGGAGGGGAAAGGATTCATGAACCGTCCCGTGTTGTTCAGAATTCTCCTGAAGAAGAAAACCCGTGCCATTTATGCAGAGCCCTTTTCCAGATTCGGGGCAGGGGCCGGTAAGGACTGGGACGGCCTTAGCCCGCAAACCTATTTTAGCAGTGAAGATGAAATCATCATCCAGAAGGGAGGAACCCTCAAATTTCTCCAATTCCATAATCAGAACGGGAAATTGATCATTGACTGTGAATTGATACAATAATGATATGAAAGAAGAAACATCACCAGCGCACAAGAGAATTTGGGAGTCTGATTTCAAAGGATGCAAAACATCCCACCCTCTCCTGATGAAATGCCTTTTGTGCTCCAAGAAGAAGCTCAACCCGGGTAGTATGGAATGTAGCGCTTATGAGCGTAAACCTGATAGTATCCTCTACGATAACGCGGACTGCCCCAGCTTTGAACGCTGTATTGACGCGGAAGGGCTGCGCTGGATTGAAGGATATGTGAAACTCTCCGGAAAGGCGTACGTTCCCCGCCAGGACGATATACCTCCGGCAGGGTGGGAAAAAATCAACAAGGAGTATGCGAAATGAAGAAAGAGAGGACCGGGAAGAAGGGAAATGTTTCCAGGTATAGCGCTGCCCTCTCTGAACGCATTTGCGGTCATATACGTTGCGGGGATAGTCTGAGGAAGGCTGCCGAAAAGGAAGGCATTCCCCATCCCACGGTGATGAATTGGGCCAGAGAGAACGCGGATTTTGCAAACCAATACGCGCGCGCGTGCGAGGAACGGCTTGCCGCCCTAGAAGACAAGTTGCTTGACCTTGTGGAGAAAGGGCATGAAGTGGCCCCACGTGCCGAAATAGGGGGAACCATGTTGCAGGCGGTCAAGTTGGAAATAGACACACTCAAATGGATGCTTGCCAAGCTGATGCCGAAGAAGTACGGAGACCGTGCGGCGTTGGCTCTGGAAGGTGGAGAAAAAAACGTAGAGGTGACCCATAAACTTCCAGCAGAAGCAATCGTTCCGTTAGTGACAGCCTTGAGAGAAATATGGTCCGAAGAGGAAGAAAGCTAGGGGCTCCGGTCAGGCCGGAAGACTCTCCCGTCATCTTTGCCGCCCTGATTCTGGGGGAAACAGGGCTGTACAAATGGCAGATGCGGGCCCTTGAAAGGGCTGCCCGGGGAAAGCGGGTTGCCCTGCGCGCTGCTAATGGTTCCGGCAAGACGGACAAGGTAATTGGTATCCTTGCCCTATGGTTTCTCTGGCGCTACCCCCGTGGGCGTATGCCTATTACGTCCGGCTCATGGCGCCAGGTAAAAAACCAGCTCTGGCCTGCCCTGGAACGGCACCGGAACAACCCATCCCTTGCGGGCTGGAAATGGCTCAAGAATTGCCGCGTGGAAACGCCGGAAGGGGGATTCATCGAAGGCTTTTCCACCAACCACGCCGGGAAGGCGGAAGGCTGGCACGGGCGTGTGACGGACGAATTCAAGGATGAGCGGAAGGAACAGGAGGAGGAAGACCCCCGCAGCGAGAAGAAAGCCCGTCTGTTTGACGTTGACGAGTTTACCGGGGATGATCCTTCTTCCCCCGTGTTTTTCGTGGTGGACGAGGCAAAGACGGTTCCTGATGAAATCTTTGACGCCATTGAACGATGTACGCTTCAATTCTGCATCTACCTTTCATCCCCAGGCAAGCCGGAAGGGCAATTTTATCGCTGTTTCCACGAGGAAAAAGAACTCTTCTGTCCGATGGTGGTAACGGCCTTTGATTGCCCCCATATCTCCCAGGAGCGCATTGACCGCATTCTGGCCCGTGTGGGGGGTAATGAGGATGATTCCTATTACCGTTCCGTCGTGCTGGCGGAATTCACGCTGGAAGGAGATTTGTACATCATTGACCCTGGAAAACTGGAATGGGGTCAGCGGCAGCCCTACGAGCCGCGCAGGGGGCGCCCCGTGGCCTTCCTGGACATTGCCGCGGGCGGGGATGAAACAGTCCTTGCCATCTGCGACGGAAACGAAGCTTGGATTGAATACGCGGAACGACAGCGGGACACGGTGCAGAGTGTCCGCAAGTGCATTGCCACCCTCAAGGGGCTGGGCATTGCGGATTGTGATTTGTGGGTGGACGCTCCGGGCATGGGCCTGGCTGTCATCAGCGATTTTAATGAATCAGGTTGGTATCCGAATGAGTTCTTTGGGAACAACCCTCCGGAAGACCGCGACCGCTACATCAATCTCTCGGCGGAATGCTGGAATGACGCCGGACTGGAACTCATGACCGGGCGAGTGCATATCAGGTCCAGGCGGTCGGACAAGACGCTTTTCGTGCAGTTGACTACCCGGAAGAAGGAATATGCGGACGATTCCAGGCTCAGGAACGAGAAGAAGGAGAAAATGAAGGCTCGCAACCTGTCTTCTCCTGATCGCGCGGACGCCTTGCTGGGGGCTATATGGGCTTCCTTTCGTGGAGTTTCCGGAGTTTGGACAGGAGAGGGCAACAGGCCCATTGTGGGCAAGAGTCAGCACGCCGTCAAACATACGGGGAAATTTTATCCCATTTAGGACTGTTCGTAGCCCATTTTGACATTGTTGTACCCTCCCTCGCGTTGGGGCGATAATGCGTGCATGAGGCAAGCCGCCAACTACAACGTACACGCCACGGAATCCCTGCCGCAGTCTCTTGCGCTGCATTTTATTTCTCCATCCGGTGAGGATATGGACATCAGCGGCATGACGCTCCGCGGCGCGGTGGTACAGGATGGAGTGATCATGCTGGACTGTGCCGTTACGGGGGCAAGTACGGCATTGGTGACATGGCCGAGGCTGGCCGCCGGATGCGGCGCTTATGATATTTTTCTGACCGACGCATCGGGAAAAGAATACCCCTTGTTGAAGGGAGCCGTGCATGTAGTGTCTCGCGTTACGCCTCCGGATGGAACGGAAGATGCCGCGGCCGTAGCTGGTGCACTTGATGTCTCCATCCCCGAAACGGAAGACGGCTCCGTAACCATTGTGGAAAACCCGTCCATTGTGGTCGAGGAACTTGTACGACAGGCCGAAGCGGCTCGGGATGAAGCAAAGCGGCTTGTGGAAACTCTGGGTGAACAGGTGGAAAGCGGGGAATTGGTCAATGAGGCTGTAGCAAATAAATTGCCGGGTGCGCTCAAGGATGCGGGAGTGGAATTGGCTGCGGCAACCGGGCAATCCACCTTGTCCAGCGGGGACGCCGCCGACACCTGGACCATCGTCGGAGGCTACGCGATGACCTGGGGAGACGAGATTCTGGCCGGGCATCTGCCCGACAGCTGCCGTCTGAAAAGCATTTCAACCGTGTATTTTTTCACCGACCCGGCCCTGAATCAATATTGCCTGCGTGTCTGGCGGCTGACGGACGGCGCTTACAGCCTGATCGGCACCTCCGCCTATGTGTCCAACCTGTCCAGCGGCCAGACGGCCACGTGGGTATTTACGCCGGGCGTTACGTTGCAACGCGGGGACAAGATCATTATCCAGGTATGCGAAGGGACCGAGATGACGCCCTATGCCTTGGGTATGCACGCCGTGCTTACTCCGTCCGTCCCCGGACGCGGTTTGATCACAGAAGTGGTAAACCCTCCCACCGTGAACGGCACGATGGCCCCGCTGATGACCGTGGTGGTGGACTATGACGACGGCATCACCCTGGGAGGGATGGAACTGGCCACCGCGCGGCAACTGGATAGCCTGGGGCGGGATGTGCGCCAATCTTCCGCAACCGCCGAGGCTGCGGCGCGGACGGCTGGCCAGTCCGCCGCCACCGCGTCCACGGCTGCCGATAATGCCGCAACTTCTGCCACCGCTGCGGCCAACTCCGCCACGGCGGCGGCTAATGCTCTGGCGGCCATGCCGCAGGTGGACGCATCCGGCAACATGACGCTGGCCGGAGGTCTGACGGCGGCGGGGGCCGTCAACGCCAACGGAGGCATCAATATTCCGCTTGCCGTGGGGGCGGCAACAGATACGTCAGCGGTCAATCGTCTGTATGCCGCGGGGATGTCCGGTGTGACGGATATTTTTGCCCTCCATTTTTTCCTCAACACCGACAGTATTACAGCCACGGGGACGGCTCAAACTACCGTTCTTATTCCCGGACAATACGCCCGGACGAACGTTCCCGCCAATACGCACAGCACCGTTGTTCACACGTTTACAGGGCCTGCCGGGCAATGGAACTATTCCAGTTTTGCGGGGTTTGCCATTCCGTGGCAATTAACGTCCACGGGGAAAGTGACTGTGGGCTTAGGGCGGGGGGCAAAGACAGTACGGAAAGATTTGACGCTGGATTCTTACAGCATCATCCCCGGAAATGATCTGGCCTACAATACCGGGGAAATGCTGGATATTACGTTTGACAACGTGCGCGATACGGTTCGCGGCGGGTATGTCGTCCGCGTCCGGGAAATCTACGCAGCCGAAACCACGCGGACGTGGAAGGTAAAGACCACAACCGGCTTTATTCCCTCAACCAATAACGAGCCAATCCCCTATATTGTCAACAAGGTTATTTATCATCAATATGCGCCGCGGTCTTACAATGCCGGGGATTATGGGGACGCCTATGGTGCATTGTTTTTGCTGACAGGCGGGGGAAGCAGTCAACAACTCTGGAAGATTGCCACGGTGCGCGGCGTCACCACCTTTGAAACGGGCACGGGATTTTCCACGCTCGTAACAGACATTCCGGGAATTTCCGGGGGATCTGTCAGCGTTTTTGCCGGAGCCGCGGAGCGCACCAACTATCAGCCCGGCAACGTCAATCCGGTTTATTACGCGCTGGAAGCCATGGCCGTCAATGCTATTGAAACCGAGGAAACGGCTGATTTTGAAGATATTAATATACCTCTCTAATCATGAATAATGCAGAGATACAGATTCAGTTTCCTAAACCCGGCAACTGGCAGGAATTCATTTTGACGCCCATTTATCAGGATTCGGGAGGTTATAGACCTCCGGCCCGCTATACGCAGGACGAGATTCCGGCGGAGCAGGCTCCGGCCATGCAGGCCGTAGTTGCCGCTCTGGTGGGACTGGGAGAGGATTGGCAGGCCGTAAAGGTGTGGGCGCGGCTGAAAGAGTTTTTCGTAGCGGATAACCCTATGCGGACTTTGGAAACCGTGGAACTGACCGTCGAGGCCGTCCATGCAGAGACCAAAGGCCGCCGGATGTTCACAGCCCGTGACTACCCCGAATTTACGGTTGCTTCCCCCGCCGCCATGGATTTTTTCAAATACTTCACCAAACATAAATAACATGAATATCAATAAACAAGACATAGAAAAGGCCCTACAGGCGGCATCCGCCCGTTGGGGGAATTGGGTTAAGTACGTGATTGCCGCCATTATCGGCGCGGCGGCCGCAGCCGGTTGCATCACCGTCACCGGATGCGGGCATTCCGTGAACGTCACCCCGAACCGTACGGAGGTATGCAGGGACGGCTCTTGCCTGGTGCTAGAACCGGGGCATATCTCCTATAGTCAAGCACAGCCGGAAACGGACGTTCCGCCCGTTGTTCAGATCGTACCTTCCAAGAAATAAGGCCATGTGTAAGCTCTCCGAAGTACCGGCGCGTTTCCTGGATTTTGCCAAGGCTTCCCCCGTGTTTGCCTGCGTCCTGATGTCGCTGACGATATGCGGCGGGGCATGCTGGTACATCGGGGAGGTGGTCAGCCACCACAATGACCGCCTTTGTGATCTGATGACCATGCAGACGCAGGCCCAGGTGGAGACGGCCAAGGCGATCCAACTACTTGCCGTCAGAATCGAAAACATAGAAAGGAAGCTGGAAAAGTGAATGAAGAACAATTCTTTCTGTCGTTAATGGCCATTTTATCAGCAACAGTTTTGGGATTTACCCTCATGTGTATAGGGGAACCTGGATATGGTATCGGGGTATGGCTCACTGCACTGGCCATTCTCTTGTACTTTTTTCGGTGCGGACGATAACACCAACTGTAAAGTTTTTCTTACAAGTTCCCTTTAGTTAATAATCAATAGTTTCCGTATGCCTACCCTGTACATACTCATTGTGGACGAACCCGGAAAGGAGCAATGGATGAAAATTTTTCTTACCGAAAGAGACGCCGCTTTTTTCCTGGCTCAATTTAATGAGTGGCATTTGCATGCCAAGTGCCATTGCTACACCGTGGAAGGCAAGCGGCTTGTGCAACTTATCGACAATCTGAACGAATGAATACTATAGAAAGAAAGATGGCCGCGGCTATCCTCCGGTTTGAAGACAGCCGCGTTACCGGGCCGGATTCCCTGCGCGTTTCCCGCCTTCCTGCCGCCGACAAGGGCGGCAAGTGGGAGATTTGCGGCATTTGCGACGGCATTGAACCGGCCGTGTTTAACAGATTGAAGGCCCTGTTGGATGCCGGAAGACGTGAAGAGGCCTGGGAAGGTTGTCTCCAGTATGTCCTGGATAATACCGCCGCCGTGCGCTCCTGGCTGGGTTCCGACGCTTTTCCTGGCGTTGAATTCATCCTGCGGGATCATTATTTCAATTCCGGGAGCAGGAATACCGGGAAGATTTTGCAGCGCGCGCTGAACATTCACGGCGCCGGGCTTGTGGTGGACGGGATTGTCGGCCCCAAGACCCGGCAGGAACTACAGGACCAGCTGGCCGCCACGGGTGAAGCGGTGTTCCTTATCGCCCTGCAGGAGAAGCGTCAGGCGTTTTACCGCTCTTGCAAGCAGTTTCCTGTGTTCGGGAAGGGCTGGCTGAACCGCTGCGACGATGCGTTCAGCATGGCGCAGGAGCTTGTTTAATCCTTAAATCTCTATTCGTTCATGGCATTATTTCCCAGGCTTCGCGGCAAGGTGAAAGAGGCGGTCCAGATATTGGTTTCTCCGTTTGCTGATCATAAATTCAAGCACTGGCCAGCCTCCGAACTTGACCCGGAATCCCTGAAATCTCTGAAAGAGTCCATTGCTTCCGGGCGGCTGGACCGGCAGGAACAGCTCTTTATGGCTATGCTGGAAAAATGGCCGCGTCTCCGGAAGAATCTTGGGGAAATAGCAAACGCCGTTGCCCGCATGGAATGGACAGTCATGCCCTGGACGGAAAAAGGACAGCAACCGACCCCGGAAGCGCAGGAAATGGCGGAGCTTGTCGAATCCGCCTTCTGGCGGTCAGAACCGGAACCGGACACGGTAGAGCAGGGAGCAGACGATTTGCTCAAATCCCTGACCTATATGCTTACTTGCGGCAACACCGTTCATCAAATCAAATGGGCGTCGGATGATATCATCTACCCCCGCTGTTACGAGCCTCTTTCCGCTCAATTTTACGCATGGGAATATAACTACGGCAGGAAGGATCGTTTGCTCCTTTTCCGCAACGGCCTGGAAAACGACCTGGAAGGAGAAGAATTTCCCCCGGACAAGTTCCTGATTGGGCTGAATAAGGCCGACGTGTTCCACCCTATTTTTGGCGCCAAGCTCCGGTGTCTTGTGGGATGGTTCGGAGCCGCCTGTTACGGGTTGCCCTGGCTGATGACGTTTTGCGAGCTTTTCGGCATCCCTTTCCGGACGGCTAAAGTCAGGGGTGACGAAAAAGCAAAAACGGAGGCGGCGGAAATGCTGCAAAACCTTGGTTCCGGGGGATGGGCCATCACAACGCAGAATATGGAGTTTCAGCTTCATGACGCCGTAAAGGGAGCCAACGGGCTGCCCCAGGCGGATTTGATCAAACTGGCGGACGAACAATGCGACAACCTGATCCTGGGACAAACGTTGACCAGTTCCAAGGGGGACGGAGGGGCGTATGCCCTTGGCAAAGTGCATGCCGGTATCCGCAAAGAGGTCATTGAAGACGCGGGGCAGGCCGTGGCGAATATTCTCAATTCCCAACTCATTCCTGCCATCATCCACTTGAATTACGGGCATATTCCTTCCCGTCTCCCTCAATTTGTTCCCTCTATCCGCGGCATTGACGCAGAAGCCCTGGAAACGGTTGCCAAAGCGGCGGAAATCATGGATGTAGGAGAAGAATTCGCCCGCACCATCGTCAAGATACCCAAGCCGCGTTCCGGCGAGCCTGTCTTGAGAAAAGCCCCGTCTATCGGTTCCGCTCCGGGCCAATACGGGGATGCCGTTGAAGCCGCTGCCTCCGAGGGAAAAAACTAGCTCCGCTCGCCCTGGCCGTCGAGTTGGAGCAGGACGCGGAAAAGGCCGCAGAAGAAATTTTACAGGCGTGGGCCGAGCCATGCGCTGATTTTGTCCGGGAATTGATCGGCAAAGCCCGTTCCGGGCTTTCTGATCATGAATTTCGGGCGGAACTGGCCGCTGTGCTTGCCCGCCTTCCGGAAATGGACCTCACCAATGATGATTTGCTGCAGGAAGCCCTGTGGGACGCCAGCGCGGAAGCTTACCGGAAGGGGTGGGAAATCAATCGGATTGAAGACGAGATATGAACCTGACGATCGACTTGAACGGTGTTGACCCGGTAATTGCAGAAGTGAAAAAAATAGCAGCTCCGGAAAGTTTGGCGAAAGCCAATGAACGCATGGGGGAGGGAGTGAAAAGCTGGCTTTCGTCCTGGTACAGGAACAAGGCGGAATCCGGACACTTTGAAAACACGTCCCTGCCGACCCACGGGCCTGGAAGGAAGAAAACCGGGTGGGCCAACGACATTGCCCGAAACTGGTTTGCCGAGACGACGGCGGACGGTGCCCGCATCTACCTCACCGGGCAGGCAGGGGAGGGGAACGGGGGGGAACCTCTAGACCTTGCACAATCCCTGTTATTGAAAATCTACGGCGGCACGGTGACGGCCAAGCGGGCCCAGGCGCTGACCATTCCTGTCATTCCGGAGGCGCACGGCGTTCGCGCTGGCGCTTACGCCTCTATGACGGGCCGCAAACTTTTCACTCTTCGTAAAAGCATCCTCAACCTTCGCAACAGCATGACCGGCTCCGGATTGGAGCCGGGCTGCCTTTTTGAATCGGACGGGCATGGCGGAGTCAGGGCCGTCTATAAGCTCAAGAAGTCGCAGATCTTTGCGCCATGGCCGGAGGCTTTTCCGGATATGGAAGAACTTACGGGCATAGCATTCAAACACTTCATGGATGCCATGCTTGATGACGGGGGAGGTTCCGAAGACTGGATAAATTGACTAGGAGAGCTAAGCTGAAAGACGGTGTAAAATAAACCGCCGCAGAGGGGAAACTGCGGCGGAGTAGAAAAAAGATTTGTTATAGAAATAGTTTTATTTCTTTTTTAAAATATAATGTTCGGATAAGATTCCTTGATTAATTGATCCTTCTTTGTCTGACAACATTAATTTACTACCATCAAGTATTTTATAATAAGATTTTTCATTAGAAGAGGTTAGAGATAATTCAATCAAGTTTCCATTTATCAAATTATAATGACCTTTTGATTCGAAAGTTGCGCTTTTTTCTCCTTCTCCTATATATTCGCTCCTCAGTATATAAGTTTTATCCTTATTTAATGTCAGTGTCGTCTTTATACCTTCACAATCGGCAGCGGGAAGAGTTCCTTCATAAGTGCCGTAAAAATTAGAATTTTCCGACTTGTTTTCTATTTTTGTTCCACCGTTTTCAATTTGATCATGATTCTCTTGAGGAGCATTGCAACCGGTTATGACAACTAAACATGTGGCCCATAAAAAAATCATTTTCATGGTAAGTACCTTTCTTTTTTAATTAGTGTTTTTTCTTAATTCAATAGAGCAGGGACTGAGAAATCAATTCTCTCCCAATACCATTATAATATTACGTAAAACTTTGGGAGGTGGCAAGATATTATTCTCGGCCAGCCGGGATTTTATTCCTGATCGTTACGGCTTGAATATTTTGTAGCCCATTTTGCGTCTATTGCCCCATACCTCCACTGTGCCTCATCATGGGGGCATGAGTACGCTGATAACGACGGTAGCCGGCAACCACGGCAAGGCTCCCATGGCTATCCTGTGGGCCCCCAAAGGAGAACATACTATTAAATGCTCGCTCAACGGCCAGCCGGGAACGTGTGTGGTGCGGGTAACGTCCGACTGCGTTCCCCGGCTCAATGCCGACCTGGAAGCCAAGCTATCCAGCAACGTCAAACCGGTCGGGCTCTATGATCATGAGATGGGGCCCGCCTCTTACAAGCCGGGACGGTTTGTGTGGAACGAGGAAAAAGGCGTTGTGTTGGAACTGGAAGGATGGACGGAGAAGGGAAGAACGGACGTGGAAGGCGGCAATTACGGCTATCACAGCCCCCGCTTCCGGCGCGACAAGGGAACCGGGGAAATCCTCGGCCTGTTGCCGGAATCCATAGAAGTAGGTTCCTTGGTCAATGACCCCGCATTTGACGACATCGAACGCATTGCCGCCAGCCGAATGGAGGGCGACGTAGCCCATTTTGACGACGTTGAAGACCCCGGGAAACCGGGCGACAATAGAGACCTTGAGAAGCCCAAGGAGGGCCTCGACCAGCAAGACAACCATACAACCAACCGAGACATGGACATCACTAAACTCGTTGCCCTCGGCATTTTGACCGAGGAAGAAGCCAAGGCTGAAAATGCCGAGGCTATCGTGTTGGAGCGCATCAAGGCCCTGCAGGACAAAGGCAAGGCCAGCTCCGACGAATTGGAAGCAAGCAAGAAGGAGCTGGCGAAATGCCAGGAAGAAATTGCCGCATCCAGGAAGCAGGTGAAGGAACGCGCCGTCCAGGACGTTGCCGATGCCATTGCTGCGGGCAAAATCGCCCCGAAGGATGAAGCATCCAAGACCTTTTGGGAACGAGCCCTGACGGAAGACTATATTGCCGCCAGCAAGCAGTTGAACGCCCTGCCGAAAAATCCCGCATTCGATGACGTGAATGCCGGCAAGCCGGAAGGCTCTCCAAAAGAACCCGTCACGGGAACCGCGGCTCTTCGCAGCTCCTTTGAAACCGAACTCAATAACCTGAACAAGTAATATGCCCGCGAAAGAATTTATGACCCTGCTGGACGTGCTTCAGCAGGAAGGAACAGGATCTATCAAGGCCCTTGACGCAGTCCGTTCTGTTGGACTTGCATCCCCGGAAGTAACCGCGTTTCCCGTTACCGTTATTGACGGAACGCAGTACGAAATCAATATGCCCACCGGCATTCCCCGTTTCGGGTTTCGTCCGGCCAATGCCGGAGCCAAGAACCTGACGACCGAATACACCAATAAAACCGTTAAGTGCTACTACATTGACGGACCTATTGCGGTGGACAAGGCCGTTGTCACCAGCTCCGCCAGGGGGGCGCAGCTGCTCACCAAGGAAACCCGAAGCGTTACGTTGGGTGCCATGGCCTCCATTGCCCTGCAGATGTGGTACAGGCTTCCGGAACAGGAAAATGTGTTCCCGGCTATTTCTGAACAGATGGGGGATTATATGACCATTTCCGCAGATCCTTCCAAGCAGGAAGACTCGGAAGCCAACCGCGCCGACAACTCCGGAGCTTCCGCTTACCTGGTCATTTTGGGTGACGACTTCCTGCACTCCATATGGGGGAACAAGAAGACGCTTTCCATGTCTCCGGTGCAGGAAGAGACCGTGGCCAGGAATACGGAAGACGGGGAATCAGGAACAATGAGGGCCTATACTTCCCGTTTGGAAGGCTGGACGGGCATTGCCGTGGAATCTCCGTTTTCCGTGGCCCGCATCAAGAACATCAGCGCCCAGCATCCCTTGACGGACAAACTTGTCGCCAAGGCGAAGAGCCTGTTTCCTGCGGCCTTGCGCGGCATGATTTCCTATGTGGTTATGAACGGCAATGTGAAATTGCTGTTGCAGGAATCCAGAACCCTTACGCCTGCCACCGGAAACGGCGGAACGGGCATGATCGCCCCTGAACCCGATTCCGTGATGGGAATCAAGATTCTGGAAGTGGATTCCCTGCTTGATGACGAATCACTGTCCAGTGTCCGCGCCGCATTTGCGGAAGACTTTTTCCGCGCCCGTCGCAACTCCCTTGCCCTCAAAAATTAACCTTTTATCCGCAGAAAGGAGAAACACACCACATGATGAAGAATATGTACCGCAATGACGAAGCGCTTACGATCCGTCTGAAGATGCCGGGAACCGGAAAGACGGTAACGTCTGCCCCGATTCATATCGGACAGAAAGGAGGCATCGACAGCGCTGTCATTTCATTGAAGCACGAAGAGCTTCCCGCGCTGGCCGCCGGCAAGACGATGACCCTCACCGTCGAATCGTCCGAGGACGGTGATGCCTGGACGGAACTGGATTCCCCGAAGCTGGTTGCGACGGGGGGTGAGAGCAATGGTTCCGGCTCCGGAGAAGTGTTCATGCGCGTTCCGTTGGAGGCCGGCCCCTGGCTGCGCCTGAAAATCGCAGCTGAAACGTCCGCAGGCGACAGCACGGCACAGGAAGCCGTCCTTGCCGTCAAGGTATAACCTTATTGAAACAATGGCCCTCGTAAGGATTACTCCGGAAGCGGTTGCCCGCTATTGCCAGGACAAGGAAATTACTTCCATTGCCCGGGACAAAATCAGCGACATCATCCGCGAGGTCTGCAACGAGGTGGCGGCTGCAGTCAACTCCTGCCCCAGAAATGCCAGGATTGCGATGGATTCCAGTTCCGTTCCCGCGGAGTTGGTATTCACCACCTGCATTCTGGTGCGGGATGCCGTCACCAGCTCCGTGCCAGGTTCAAGCGAATCCCTGCAGGGGACGGCGCGGGCGGCTCAATATCAGGATGCCCGCGCGAAACTCCGCGCCGTGGCTGCCTGTGAAGTCGAGTTTGCCCCCTACGATGGGCACCAGCCCAGCGACGTCATTTACGGAGGGCCGAAACACCAGGATTGGAGCAATCCGATATGAAGAAAACCCTGAAGAAGTCGCCTGTCATTGCATTTGCGGAAGTCCTCTGTCAGCGGGCCGTGGAAATTTGCTCCGCGGCCAACAACGGGGAAGACCCGGAAATCATTATTAAGGCATGGGACGGTTCCTTTGAGGAAGAAATCAAGAGGGTGACCGGTTCCCTGGAAACCGTCATCGTCATGGAGCGTCCGGAAATTGTTCCGGACAAGTTGAGCAGGAGCGGCAAAAGCACGGCCAGATGGCACGTCACCGTGGAGAGCAACCCGCTTCTGGACGGTGACGGCTGGGACGCCGACGACCTTGCCGACATCATCCAGGAGGGCTTTCACAAGTGGCGCCGCAACCATGCCCGGCTGATGATGACGGAGGTAATCGTTACCAGCTCCAAGCCGGCTCTCGCCAAAATCCTGAAAAAGTCCATCGTCCTGACGATGGAAACAACCCTGATTATCAAACATGGCAACTAAACCCACCACCGCCGCGGCCCAGGAGGCCGCTACTGCCCCGGCGCCCCGCATCGTCAAATGCCGGGTGGCCGTCAACAAGCTGGAACTCCCTCACGGCATCGCCGCGCGGGGAAAAATCGTCCACATCCCGGAAGACGTGTACAAAGTCCACGCCGACGCCGGGAAAGTGACCTTTATTGACTACGTAAGAAGCTAACAACCATGTCAGAACTCTACAACAAGGAAATGCTGGTCGGCACCTTTCTCGACCTGTGCCCGTTCGGAACGACAGTCACGGCCGAAAGCGGCACGGACACGGTGGACGAGCATTTCAAGCCGGCGAAGGACTCCGACGCCTGGATGATGGCCAACGAAGTCATCGACTACAAAATCACGCCGACCACGGAAGACGACGCCCGCACGGTATTTTCCCGCGACACGACCTCCTATGTGACGCGGAAGAACACCAAAGTGACGGGCAACACCATCGAGATTAACTCCACGGAGGTTAATCCGGTCTGCTGGCAGGTGATTTACCAGTGCGACAGGCTGGAAGCCGGGAAGGAAGTGCAGCCCTTTTCCCGGAACATCTACGGGCAAAAGGTATGGGCGCGCCTCACCAAATACCAGGAAGACAAAAAAGAAATGATGGTCCTGGAAGTCGCGGCGCTGCTCAAGGTGGAAATCCCCACGGAAAACAACAAGCTGATCACGCCGAAATTGACGCTTGAAGTGATACCGTCCTCCCTGAATTCCCTGACGCCCACGGAAGAAATCGCCTTCCCGGCCTCCGCCGGGGCATGACAGCCGGGGCCGCCCCTCTGTTTGCATGGGGAGGGGCGGCCAGTCGCACTCCGCAAGGTGTGCGTGGATTGAACCCCCCCCCACCATTATTGAGGCATGGACACGACCGTCTCTCCCTTTTCCATCACCTTTGACGGGCGTGCCGTCGTGCGCGCCGGGGAATTCCTGCTCGACTCCCTGCCGGAACACGCTTTCCCGGTGCAGTTCGGCACGTCCGCCACGCCGATCATCAACAGCCCGTTCCCCAGGCTGGACGCATTCGGCAACCTGTCCCTGTCCTTCACCATCTCCACCGTGCGGGAATGCGCCTCCCACATGGACGCGTGGAGCGCCTTTTACGAATGGCTCAACGAATGGAAAACGGCGGGGAAGGGGGAATGGGCCTGGACCGACGCCTGCGGCCGTGAACAGCGCTTTGAAGCCGTCATCGCCGACGCCGAGCCGAAGGTTCAGGGCCTGCGCCTTATTGTCTCCTACAACTTCACCCTGGGCCGCCCCCTATGAAAACCCTTGACGTATCTTCCGCCGACTTCCTGGACATGGCCGAAAGCCCGTCCTACAACCGGCTGTCCTTCGGGGGAGCCTCCGTCTCCTTCCGCGCGCCGGTCTCCCGGTTTGCCTCCTGCCCGTTTGAAGAAGGGGAAATAGTGAAAGTCGTCTGGCGCGGGAAAACCCTGCTCATCGGACCGGCCATCGACCAGGAACACTCCCTTGAAGGAACCTCCGAGAGCTGGGACATCAGGATTTACGATTACTGGTGGAACCTGAGCAACATCCAGTACTTCGTGAATGGCCGCGCCAACGGCATCTTTGCCGAATACCGCCGGGGCACAGGCGGAAGCGGTCAGGAAAAACAGGCGACCGCGAACATCCGGGACGCCCTCTCCGGAGTTCTGGACCACGCCGTCAGCACGGCTCTGGTTCCCATCAAATACGACCTCCGGATAGACAAGGATGCCGAAATCATTCCGTTTGCCTACTCGTCGGAAACGTATGCCTCCCTGCTTTCCCAGATCCAGAAATGGCGCCCCAATATGGCCGCGTGGTTTGAATACGGCGCGGACGACTCCGCCACGCTGGTCATTGCCGACCATGCCGCCCTGCCGGATGTCGTGCTCGACCTGTCCGCCGTGGACGTAAGCGCCCTGTCCCTCAAGGCGCGTCCCGATCTGGTGCCTCCGGCCGTGGGGCTGACCTGCAACGCCTCCGTTGTCTCCCGGATTCAGCGCGCGCTGGCCGTTTATCCCTCAGGCGCCTCACTGTCCCAGCCCTATGTGGTGACGGCGGAAGTGGACGTTCCGGGCGGCGTCAAGGTCTCCGACACTGCCGGGCAATACAGCCCTGCGGAAACGGACTCGCTGGGTTACGACGCCCCGCGGATGATTGTCCGGGGAGACAAATTCCCGACCGGCACGGCCCAGTGGGCGGCCCGCGTCAAACGCTGGGCTCCGGTCCTGGAGGATTGCGCCGGCCTGGAAGTGGCGGCCAGTCCGAAAATTACGTCCATCACGCCGGCTGACGCGGAACACCGGGGATACAGCAGCGCGGCCATCACCCACGAACTGACCTCCGGCCAGATAAACGGCAGGAGCGCAAGAATCAAATGGGGCAAGGTCCGGGTGGATTTGCGGGTGCGGGCGACGGAGCCCCCCGACACGGTGAAGCAATATTTTCCGGAATACGGCGGAAAATCCGGAACCGGGGACCGCTGGATCGGAACATTGACGTTTGAAGTGACTACGACGAATGTCGGCTACGCGTCCTACCGGGTGGACAGGGCAGGGACGGTGGAAAGCGTATCCGACGACGGCGGAAGCCCCGGAGGCGACGAAACATCGGGCAGCTACGACACCTCCGTGTTGTATAAAAATTTCCTGAAATCCTACTACGAAGCCACCCGCGCGCTGCCCTATGACGGATCCGCGACCGTCCACGACGACTTTGACCAGGTCTGCGGGGGGCGCCTCTCCATCACGGGAGGATTGAAAGAATGGGAAACCATGCGGTCCGTCATTCAGGAAATATCCCTCGACCTTAAAACGGGAGTTTCCGACGTGACGGTGGGGGCCCCGGAACAGATCTCCCTGCAGGACTCCATCGACCGGAGCCGGCAGCTTGCCGAGGCGCTGCGCCGGACGGCCTGGGCGGACTCGTCCACGTCTTCCGGGGGAGGTTCTTCGGGCGGAGGATCCGGCAGCGGAGGCGGAGGCTCTTCCGGAGCGGACGATGAAGTCCCGGAGCTTCCCAGCGTCGGGCCGTCCGTAAAACTGCTGCAGGCCCAGGAGCCTCCCGCGTGGGGAACAAGCGCCGTTGAGGTGGGATTCCAATGCCGCCTGTCTTACGGGAGCGACGGCAAGGTGTCCGACGCCTACATCCGCAAGGGGAAGGCTATCTATGCCGGCAACTATATCGGGGGGCTGCTTCCGGAGGGGGACGGTTCCGGGGGCTGGGTGAAAAGCCCCGTCACCTCCGGGGAAATCTGGCTCAAGATCCAGCTGGACAAGGACGCGAAATACCTCGGATCCTCTCTGTCCGCCGCGGGCGGCGTTTCCGACCCCGTCAGGCTCGCGGAGGAGGACCGGGAAACCCCTTACGAATATTATTTCCATCTGGCCACCATCGACGGCAGCAAGGTGGTGCAGCACCAGGCGGGCACGGTTTATCTCCTAATCCACCCGGGAACCTTCGGCCCCTCCGGAATGTCATGATCAGGATACGCCCTGAGCGGCCGGGCGGCCAGGATGGCCGCCGAAGCGCTGGAATGCGCCGCCATCCCCCCGCTCGCCCCGGAAGACCTCACCATCTGCCGGGCCGTCATGGATGTCTGCGGCCGGGAGCGTGTCCGGCTTGACGAGCCGTGGACGCCCCGGAACCGGGCCGGGCGGTGGTCCTGGTGGAACTGGGACAGCCGGACGGCGAATCCGGAGGACTATGCCCGCAGCTATGACGTGGTGAGCGTCGGCAATCCCCGGCCTCCCCACGTTCCCAAAAACGCCCGCCGGGAAGTCATGCGCGCCCTGTGCGACGCCCGTTTGAATCTCAACATCCAATCAATAGAACCATGTCAGACAGAAACCTGAACATCAATATCAGAACGACCGCCGACACCTCCGGCGCCACTCAAGCCGCCACATCCCTGGACAGGATACGGGAATCCGGCGAATCCATGTCGCAGACTTCCGGCGTGATGGACCGGATCGCAGATTCTCTTTCCCGTGTCAAAACGGCTGCCGGGGAAACCGGCGACGCCATGAAGGACGGCATGGGCGCGGAATATGAAAAAGCCCTGGAAAACGCCAATTCCAAACTTGACCAATACGCCGACGCCCTGACCGCCGCCGGCTCCCGGATGAAAGCCGCCTTCAACGACAACCCGGGATTGACCGGGTTTATTGACGAAGTCACCAACGCCGTGCTGACCTCCGAGGAATTCAGGAAGAAGCTGGAACAGGTGGATGACGTCTTTGAAGTCCTCAACAACAAAATGTCTGATTTGGATCTCGGGGCGAAATGGGGAGATGACCTTGACGAAAACCTTCAACAAATCATCGACGGCTACAACAAGGAAATGGACGCGGCTGACAAGGCCGCGGAAAAGGCGGAAGCCGCGGAGGCCCGGAAGCAGCAGGCCGCTGCAGCCACGGTGGAACGGCTGGAAGCCAACAACCGCCGCGCCTCTGCCACCTATGAGGAACTGCAGGCCGAACTGGAATCCTACATTGCCAAGTTGGAAGAAGCCCGGAAGGCCGGGGACAACGTGGCCCAGGCGGACGCCCTGAAGAATATCCAGGACCTGGGACGGCGCATCAAGACGGCCGGAGATGCCGGACAACTCACCTCCACGCAGGTCAAGGGGCTGGCGGGGCAGATTACCATAGCGGCAACGCGCATTCTGGGCATGTCCAGCTCGCTCCGGGGAGCCATCCCATTCATTCATTTATTCGGAACCACCATCAAAACGGCGATGGGGCCGCTGGGCTGGGCCATGCTGCTGATCCAGGGGCTGACCGCCGGCATTACCGCTTTGATTGACCACTTCAAGACCAAAAGCGACGAATTGGAGCGGCAGGCGGAACAGGCAACCGAAAGGATGAAAAAACGTGCCAGGGATGCTGCCGAATCTATCAAAAAGAGTTATGAAGCTATCCAGGACTATAACAAAGCCGACCGAACACAGGAAATCAACAAAGGGTTCGAGGACTTCATCAAGGGCATTACGGCGGAATACCGTTTGCAGACCCAGGAAATTGAGCGGCAAATCCAGTTGAGAAGGGAGGAAACCGCCCGCCAGAAGGGGATTGACACGCAGGAAGCCGAACTTGCCCGCGTGAAGTTGGACAATGACTTTGAAGACGGAAAAATCACCGAGAGGCAACGGGACTACGGCATGATGATGATTAACCAGAATCTTGACGACAAAATACGCCGCCGGGATCTGGAAGTAGCGCAGAAGGAATTCATGGACTACGGAAAGCAGTTGGATACGGCCGTTCAAAACCGTGACCGTTTGCAAGACAAGGACTTCGATATGAAGTTCATTCAAGGGCAGATGCCTTCCCTTCAGGAAGTTCGGGGTCTGTTCAATCAACAGCAAAAAGCCCAGGAACGAATTGATGCCGCCAATAGGGAATTAAAAAAAATGCCGAATCCTGATGAATTAAAAAAGCAAATAGATAACTTATCTAAAATTCCATTCCAAGGGATAGATATTCTTGATAATTCGCGTTCTGCTTTACTCAAAGAACTTAAAGAGAAACAAGAGAAACAGCAACGCCTTTTGTCTGCCCGTGATACCGCCCAGGATGAAGGAAACGCCGCCAATGTCAGAATAGATGAACTCCGGGATTTGTTTCGTCAATCCGGCGTGAACTTTGAACCCTCCTACAAGCGGGGAACGGACGTAACCAGCCGAACCGGGGAATATCAAAAAGCCCTGGAAGACCAGAACAGCAAGGCAAAAGAACTTGCGGACAAACTTGCCGATGCCAGAGAAGAAGCCGGGAGGATAGGGGATATTATGGGGGCCTATGAACGCAACATTGTTGATCAGGAGCGGAGCATCAGGACGCAAGACCGGCTCAATTCCGCCAATATTGACCTGTTCAACAAACGGGCTGACAAAAAGGAAGCCCAGGAAGCCAAGAAGGCCCAGGAAAAGCTTGAAAAAGAGCGGGACCGGGAACTGAAGAAGCTTCAGCGGGAACAGCAGAAAGATACTAAAGAGGCGTTTAAAACTTTTGTACAGGGATTGCTCATGAAAACGGGCGAAAGTTCTAGCCCCCAGCAGTCAGACCTGGCCAACAAGGCACTTGATGCCATACGTAAAAATATTGAAGCCGCAGCCGCGGATGGAAACATTGATGAAGCTGAGATGAGGGAATTAGGCAAGCTCTACGTTGCCAAGCTTCAGGAATTAGGACTGGCAACAAAACGTGCCATCAATGGATTGAAAGAGGAATTAACCCAGGGGTTGAGAGGAATCAATGCTCAAATTGACGCAATAGGTAAATGGGCCAATACTACCCAAAGGCAGAAACGCCCCGGGGGAATTGTTAATCTTCCTTACCGTAAAAGATGA